ATGAACGACAACAAACCAATCTCAACTTTTGATGAAATCTGCCATTTAACCATTGAAACTATGCGTAGCATGGACATGGAAACATTGCTGCAACTGAAAAAGCAAGCATCTGCCGAGCTTGACCGTGCCAAGCTCACCAAGGGCTGCATAGAGCTGGCACTTGCCCTCAAAAATTCCGACCGAGAAAACAACATCAAACAAGCCGAATCAGTCCAACCAAGTTTGCTGGATTAGGGGTCGTAAAGTGTCAATTGAATGGTACAGGGTTTATCACGGTATGCCAGAAGATGCAAAACTCAAGGTGATTGCCAAACGCAGCAATCAGCTTATGACGCATGTGGTCACAGTGTGGCTATGCGTTCTTGATTCAGCCTCGCGGAATAATCCGCGGGGAACGGTAAAGTTGGATTCCGAGCAGATTGCGGTGGTGCAAGATATTGACCAAGCAATCGTGGAATCCATCCTTGCCGCTTTTTATGAAAAGGGGATGATTGACCAAAATCACCACCTAAGTGGCTGGGAAAAAAGGCAATACGCCACTTCCACCGAGCGTTCGCAAAAATCTCGTGCTGAGAGTAAGCAGCGTGATGCAACGCCATGCAACACCATGCAACGGGATGAAACGAAAAGAAACGCTCCGCAGCGGAAAAACGACAAAATCGCACCAGATACAGATAACAGAATACAGATTACAGATACAGATACAGAAGCAGAATTACAGAAAGCAGATAAAAAAAGCAGAGCGAGAGCAGAAAAGGGAGAGTGTGAGAGGGAAAAACGCACAAAGCAGATTTTAGACCCGCAGATTTTGCAGATGCTAGAAATCTGGAATGCAGAAGTGCAGAGCAAGCTCACGCCAGATCAGAAAGCAAAGCTCACACCGAGACGGGAGAAGCTACTAGCAGAACGCTGGCAAGATGACTTCCAGCAGGATATGCGGGCGTGGAAGCATTACTGCGAAATCATCGGCACATCAGAATTTTGCCTCGGCAGGTTAGCAGGCAAAGGCTGGACAATTGACCTGTCATGGGCGGTGGAATCTTCCGAGCATATCGCCAAAATTTTAGAGGGCGGCTTTTCAGGTGGCAACCATCCAGCCAAACCAACGCCCTGTGCCGTTCCTGAGTTACAATCTGCTTGGGACAAAGTGCTAGCGGAATTCACCTGCAAATACGGCAAAGCAACCTGTCGCAGCTGGCTGGCTCGTGTTGGCATCACCAGAGTTTTGAAATACGGCGACGGCTCAGTAGTCAGCCTGTGCTGCCCCAGCAAATTTATCAAAGATTGGCTCACCCAACACTACCTCGCCGACTTGAGCTATTGGTTCGCCGAAGCCAACCCGCAAATCACCCGCATAGAACTAATCACGGAGGGCTAACCCATGGAAAACAGCACAGACAAAGCCAAAATCGCAGAAATTTCAGGGCGTTTTCAAGAAGCCGTCCGCACATTGCGCCGCCTGCCACGGGTGAGCGTAAAAAGTTACTTCAACGCATGGCCGCCAATTATCCGCACACCAAATGAAATACTAGCCGCCGAGCCAGAGCCGATGCGTCTTGGCCCACCATCCGCCGAAAAAATCACCCGCATGGAAGAAACCATCCAGTGGATTTTCCTGCTAGATGATGAAGACGAACGCCGCATCGTGTGGCTGCGTGCCGAAAATGTGCCGTGGCGAAAAATCTGCGAACGCATCGGTTGCGGCCGAACCAAGGCGTGGCAACTCTGGCACACCGCCTTACTAAAAATCGCCACTCGCCTAGAAAACAAACGAAATACAACACGAAACACCCCACGAAATGGAGGGCGAAATGTTTTTTGAAATTTTTGAAAAAAACACTACACATCGTGAACAATATCTGCTATGTAAGCACATATCATCGCGAGAGTTGCACCTCAATTGCATACTCGTTTCGCTTTTTTCTCCAAAAAAATTGTTGTGTACGCTTCGTTTTTCCATCCATGCGGTGGAGGCGTTGTCATGATTACTGACCTCGCACCTTACCGAAAATATGTTGATACATTTGATTTAACCGAGGAACAAAAACTAGAATTGGTAAATGCCGTGTGGATGATTGTAGAGAGCATCTATGATTATCATCTTGGTATCAACCAATTGTTATTAAATAATAAAACACCTAAAAAGAACCTTGATAAACAACTGCCACCTAGTAGTATCGCCGACATACACCTCGTCGCTTCTAACTGAAAGGGTGGTCGTTAATGAAGAAAGCAGTGGTTTATTGCCGAGTTTCCTCGCCAGAGCAGGTTAAAAATGGGCATGGCTTATCATCGCAAGAAACCCGCTGCCGAGAATTTGCGAAATATCGCAGTTTGCAGGTGGTGGAGGTTTTTCAGGAAGAAGGCGTATCGGGCAGCCTGATTAAACGCCCAGCCATGATGCGAATGTTGGATTTTCTTAATCAGCATAAGCAACAGCAAATTGTGGTCATCATTGATGACATCAGCCGTTTAGCACGGGGTTTGAAAGCTCACATTGAGCTGCGTATGGAAATTCAGGCGGCTGGCGGAATTCTGCAATCGCCATCCATAGAATTTGGTGAAGATTCCGATAGCCAGCTGGTAGAAAACCTACTCGCCAGCGTTTCACAGCATCACCGCCAGAAAAATGCCGAGCAGGTCAAAAATCGCATGCGAGCAAGGATGATGGGTGGTTATTGGATTATGAAAGCCCCTATGGGTTACAAAATGGAAAAACGCCCCGACCACGGCAAAATGATGGTACGGGATGAGCCAATAGCGACCATTATTCAAAACGGATTAGAGGGATACGCAGGCGACCGCTTTAGTTCGGTGGTGGAATTACAATCATATTTTGAATATCAGCCCGAGTTTCCCAAAGACCGCAAGGGCAAAGTACACTGCCAGCGAGTAATGGATATGCTAAATCGGATGCTGTACACGGGCTATTTTGAATATCCTGCATGGGATATTGCCCTCATGAAAGGCAAACACGAGCCAATTATCAGCTTTGAAACTTACAGACGCATTCAAGACAAATTGCATGGTCGGGCGAAAGCACCCGCCCGCAAGGATATAAATCAAGATTTTGCACTGCGAGGTTTTGTTCTGTGCGATTGTTGTGGTGCTGCTCTGCGTTCCTGTTGGTCAGCAGGTCGCAATGGAAAATATCCGTATTATTTCTGCCAAACCAAGGGCTGCGAACATTACGGCAAATCTATCAAGCGGGATAAGGTGGAAAATGATTTTGAGCATCTGCTCAAAGGAATTGCTCCAACTTCTGAAATGATGGGCTTGGTTAATACCATCGTCTTGCAAGCCAAAGACATCAAACTTGGCAATTACGAGGAAATTCTGGATAACATGAAAAAAGAAAAACAGCTGATTGAACGCAAGGTTGAGCAATTCCTAGAACGCATCGTAAATGCCGACAGCCCAATTTTGATTAACACCTACGAACGCCAAGTCAAACAGCTGGAGGAGCAACGCATCATCACCGAAGAAAAAATCCGTAATTGCGGCACTATTGACGATAACTTCGAAAAGATAAATAGAACCGCCGTAGAATTCCTCGAAAACCCTTATGCACACTGGGTTTCTGCCGATATGTCAGGTAAGAGATTGGTACTAAAAGCAACCTTCTCCCGCCCTATAGCATATCACCGAAACGAAGGATATAGAACCGCCGCTCTGTCAATGCCATTCTCGGTTTTAAGGGGTTTTTCGGATACCAATTCCGTTTTGGTGGACATAAGCGGGGAAAGTTCAAACTCTTTTCTTGATATTTTGCGCAACTGGTCTGACGCATTAAATCCTTACAAATCAACGCTATTAGCCGCATAACCAATCTTATTTAATCAATATGACCTTCGACATCTCCATAGAACACGACCTCAAGAAATTGAGGCGGCAGCTTGGTGCGCTTGAAACCAAGGCCGCACCGCAGGCGACGGTGCGGACATTGAACCGTGTGGCGGAGAGTGCCAAAGTTGCCAGCAGCAAATACATTGCCCCACAATTGGGAAGCCGCCAGGCTGGTGTGAAGCGGCGCATTGAAACACGCAAAGCCACGCTGCAACGTTTATGGGCAACGTTGGTGGCGCATGGCAGGCCATTGCAATTGATAGAGTTTGTGGTTGGCAGCAAAAAGCCAACGCAAGCAAAAGGAGGCAAGCGTGGGCTGGTTAAGACGAAGGTGTTTGGTAAGCAAAAGACTTACTACAAAGCCTTCATCGTACCACGCCGCACTGGTGACAGCAAGACCACGATGTATATTCGCAAAGGCAAGGCTCGTAAACCAGTGCGTATGATGTTTGGCCCCGGCATCGAGCAACTCTTCAAACGTCGTGAAAACAATGAAATCATGCAAAAAACCGTGCGCGAACGCTTCCCTATAGAGTTTGCTCGTAACCTGGCGTTCTATGTCGAACGCCTCAAAAACCGCTAAAACCCTGCTAATCCCCGTGATTATCAAAAGGTACTCCGGAGGGGTCCCCCTTGCGGGTGCAGCGCGGGCGCAGGATTTCCCTAGGCACAGCCTGGAAAAAAGCATTTCGTTTCGTTTGGAACGAACCTAAATCTTGCAATATCAAATACTTACACGCGCCAGTAGCGAAATGACACCCATTTCGGTCATTTCGTTTGCATGCGCGGATGCACAGAATTTATTAAATCCAACAGGTTAATCATGAAAGTAGAACTGATCGAAATCGGTCGGGTGGTTCCGTATGCGCGGAATCCACGCCGCAATGAAGGGGCGATTGCCAAAGTGGCGGCCTCCATTAAGGAATACGGATTCCGCCAACCCATTGTGGTGGATGAGGAAATGGTCATTATTGCTGGCCACACGCGCCTTCAAGCCGCCGGGCAGTTGGGGTTAAAGAAAGTTCCGGTACATATCGCCACTGGTCTGACACAGGCGCAGATAAAGGCATACAGGCTGGCTGACAACCGTACCCATGAAGATTCCGAATGGGACGAAGAGTTGCTGGCGATTGAACTTGGCGAACTGGACGAGCTTGGCTTTGACCTTGATCTGACCGGCTTTGAAGCCATAGAGCTGGAAGAATTGCTGGGCGGTGCTTCTATGAACGGCCTCACTGATGACGACGAAGTGCCGGAAGCGCCTGCCGTTGCGGTTTCCAAAGAAGGTGATATCTGGTTGCTGGGTGATCATAGGCTGATTTGTGGTGATAGCACCAAAGCAAAGACCATGAAAACTCTGATGGGTGATGAGCTGGCCGACATGGTATTTACCGACCCGCCTTACAATGTCGATTACGGCCAGAGCATGAAGGATAAGGCGCGAGGCAAAACTCGTAAAATCAAAAATGATAATCTTGGCGATGATTTTCAGCAGTTCTTGAGCGATGCCTGCAAGGAGATGGTCAAAGTTTGCAAAGGCGCATTATACATCTGCATGTCTTCCTCAGAACTGCATACGCTTTTCCAAGCTTTCAAAGAGGCTGGCGGCAAGTGGTCGACCTTTATTATCTGGGGTAAAAATCATTTCACCATGGGCAGAGCCGATTATCAGCGTCAGTATGAGCCTATCCTTTACGGATGGCCTGAAGGCAGCAAGCATTTCTGGTGCGGTGCGCGTGACCAGAGCGATTTGTGGCATTATGACAAACCAAAGAACAATGACCTGCATCCTACCATGAAACCGGTGGAACTGGTGTGCCGTGCATTAGAAAATTCTAGCAAGACTCGTGATATTGTGCTGGATTCCTTTGGTGGCTCCGGTACTACGCTGATTGCCTGCGAAAAACTGAAGCGTCAGGCACGGCTGATTGAACTTGATCCGATCTTTTGTGATGTGATTGTGAAACGCTGGGAAGAATTCACCGGCCTGAACGCTAAGTTGGCCGGTGAAGAAAAGACGTTTGCACAAATATCTGAAGCACGTCAGGAAGCCTGAGCTATAAGTTTATAGCCTCTTGTTCCATCCGTATTGATAAATGCCTCAATCGGCATGCCACGCTTTTTACGCAAATTGGAAAGATGGCCGCGTACTGAATGTGGTTTCCACTCGGTGGCAGCGATTATCTGCTGTAGGGTAGCTCCTTCAGCTCGCGAAAGCAGGTTAATGATAATCGATTGCTTGGTTTCACGTTGCGACGTGTTGCATGGTGTTGCATCGCGTCCCACGGCGTTGCATCCTGTTGCAGTGATATAATGTGCGTCCCCGCGTTTTTCGATGCAGCCTTTACGTAGCAATGCCTGAATCATCAGCCCTCTTGCTCCGGCAGGGAGATGTTTAGTAAATTTCTCAATCGGGCTTTCAGGAAAGTTGGTGGCATCTTCTAAAACACGATGCTGGGCGTTGCTTATGGTAATGTTGGTCATAGTAAACTCCTTTATTAGGTTTTTGTTATGACCATGAATGCTTCAAAAATCAGGTTAATCAAGTCAATTAAAAGCCATATTGTTTATTATAACCTGACAGGCTTTTAGAAGCGGTATGCTGTACTCATAATCGGTACCATTTACATTTAGGGATAAGACGATATTTTTCTTTGGAAAGAATACACGTGGTTTCTTTTTATGACTAAAAACCGTATGCGACATACTTTCCTTTAAATACAAAGGAAACACCTCTTGCTCATGTGCCTTTATATCAAAATGACAGGCACGTTGGGTTAGATGTTGCCAGTTTTCATACACAAAAGGCATAATCCTGGCATTCACAACAGTATGAGGTTCTTGCGAGTTTTGATTTTGCCTTAAGTGATTAGAATCCCTACTAAGCATCACTGACAATGACTCGTTATTAATTTTGATTGATCTGACATCAATTTTTACATCTTTCGTAAAAGAAATGAGTATGCACGGATAAAAGACATGTGATTCTTTGCCTTTAGAATCTTTGAATATAATGTTTTGATTTTTGATTTCTATATTGGCTTTCGGTCGCTTGCACCAGTTTATCAGCTTTGGAAATATATCCAAGGCAGCTTTAATAACATTACCAATAAAAGATACACTAAATTTCAACTCTGCAATCAATATATTACTCCTGTCAGATGATAAAACGAAGATTCCATTTATATAGATAAATTCAAGAAAAACAATCTTATGCCAACCTCCTATCCGGTGACGACGATTGCCAAACTCTTCGGGCTTTCGGAACGAAGAGTGCAGCAATTGGCGCAGGAAGGGATTATACCCAAGCCAGAAAAGAACCAGTATGAGCTGGTGGGCAGTGTCCGCGCTTATATCAATTATTTGCAACAACGTGCCTTCGGCAAAGGAGCCGTGCCGCAGGATACGCATATGGAACGAGCGCGGCTGCTCAGGGCGCAGGCTGATATGGCCGAAATTGAACTGGCCGAACGCACCGGAAATCTGGTGACGGTGGAGCGCATCGAAGCCGATTGGGTAACGATGGTGACAGCCTGTCGGGCGAAGCTGCTTGGCATTCCAACAAAAACGGCTTACCAGATTTCAAACCTGAAAGACCCTGAAGAAATTGAAAATTACCTGAAGCGCACCATTCATGAGGCGTTATCGGAGCTGGCTGCTTATGAAACCGACGATGAAGACATATCCGCAGATGATGAAGACGGTTTTGAGAGCCTGGAGTCCGCCACCGGAATTGACGGTAAGCCAGTGGGCGGATCAGTATCGAAAACTTAGTCCTGAAGCCAGTTCCGAACCGGGAAGATGGGTGACTGATCGCGCTCCGTATCAAAAAGGCATGATGGATGCGGTTAATGAGGCTGGTGTTTCGGAGGTTGTGTTTATGACTTCTTCACAGATTGGTAAAACGGAAATCATCAATAACATCATCGGTTATTTTTCGCATCAGGACCCATCCCCGGTGTTGCTCATCCAGCCGACTTTGGATATGGCCGAAACGTGGAGTAAAGACCGCCTTGCGCCGATGATACGTGATTCCGAAGTGCTGGCGGAAATCTTCGGCGATCCGCGCAGCCGTGATAGCAACAATACATTGCTGCATAAGAAATTCCCTGGTGGGCATATTACAATGGCGGGAGCAAACAGCCCGTCATCTCTGGCAAGCCGCCCGATTAGGATTGTGCTGCTGGATGAGGAAGACCGCTACCCGCATTCGGCTGGAACAGAGGGTGATCCGGGTTCGCTTGCATATAAACGCACCACGACGTTCTGGAACCGGCTGTTGGTATCTGCTTCCACGCCGACGATTGAAGGCGAAAGCAAAATTGAATCACGCTATCAGCAAAGTGATCAGCGCAGGTTTTATGTGCCTTGCCCTGAATGTGGTGCATCGCAGATTCTATGCTGGGCGCAGGTGAAGTTTGATAAGGAAAATCTGCCTGCAACGCATTATGAATGTGAACATTGCAAAGCCAAGCTACAGGAAAGCGATAAAATATGGATGCTGGCGCATGGTACCTGGCAAGCCGAAGCGCCGTTTAACGGCGTAGCAGGATTTCATATTTCCGAACTTTATAGCCCATGGGTAAAATGGGCGGATATGGTGGCGGGATTCATGAAAGCCAAGCGCCTGCCGGAAACACTGAAAGTATGGGTCAATACCAGCCTCGGCGAAACATGGAAGGAAGCCAGCGAAGGTGTCGATCCTTCAGGCTTGCTGAATCGCAAGGAAAACTGGGGACGCATAGCGCCTGAAGGCGTGATGGTTATCACCGCTGGTGTGGACGTTCAGGACGACCGGCTGGAAGCAGAAGTTATTGGCTGGGGTGTTGGGCAAGAAAGCTGGTCACTGCAATATCATGTTCTGCATGGCGACCCTGCTGCCAATAAAGTGTGGGATGATCTGGATAAAGTTCTCAGCCAGACGATTAAATCTTCTGACGACAGGATTTTATCAATTGGTGCAGCCTGCGTAGATACAGGCGGCCACCATACGCAGAAAGTCTATGAATACTGCAAGGCGCGGGAGAATAACCGCATTTTTGCTATTAAAGGCGCGAACCAGACAGGTAAACCGCTGGTCAGTAAGTTCAGCAAGGCCAACAAGCTACGTGTGAAACTTTTTACCATAGGTACGGATACCGCCAAGCAGATGATTTACTCACGGCTGAAGATTCACCAGCCAGGAGCTGGTTATTGCCATTTTCCGGCTGATTATTCGGAAGAATATTTCAAACAGCTTACATCGGAACGTATTCAGACCAAGTTCGTCAACGGCCACCCCACCCGCGTGTGGGTGCTTTCAAAAGGCAGAAGGAATGAAGCGCTGGATTGTCGTGTCTATGGCATGGCAGCGCTGCACATCCTGAACCCAAATCTGGAAGAGCTGGCAACCGCACAGGAAATGGAACGGCTTAATAAGCAAAAGACGCAAGTTGAACAAACTAAAAAAGCCGATGAGTGGATTGGCGTGGATGATTGGAATTTTAGCTGAGGAAAACAATGCAAGAAAAACTGACGGTGCTGGATTTATTCTCCGGTATCGGAGGTTTTTCCCTTGGATTGGAACGCGCCGGTTTTGAAACCATAGCCTTCTGCGAAATTGAATCATTCTGCCAGAAGGTTTTGCAGAAACACTGGCCAGATGTACCTGTTGCTCAGGATATTCGGCAATTGCGATATGAAAATGGAAAATTATACGATGCAGAACGACTTATTTACCAAGGGCGGATCAACCTCATCTGCGGAGGCTTCCCCTGCCAGCCCTTCAGTGTTGCCGGACGAAAAAGAGGAACGGAAGATCACCGCGACCTCTGGCCGGAGATGTTTAGAATCATACAGCAGGCACAGCCCGATTGGATCATTGGTGAAAACGTTGCTAATTTCACCAATCTGGCATTCACCCGCACGAAAACTGATCTGGAAAGTGAAGGCTACACCGTGCAGCCATTTATTATTCCAGCTTGTGCCGTCGGAGCACCCCACCGACGAGACAGGGTTTGGATTATTGCCTACCGTAACGGCAGTTCAGCGCAGCAGACCGGATGTGGTGAGGGAGCTGGCCGCAAAGAAACAGCCCCTTTACAAACGCCGCAGCAAGGAAGGATACGGCAGGCAGTTCTCAATAACGGATGCGCTTCTGTACAGGGCCTTAATGATGCCAACTCCAACCAGCAGGGATTGGAAAGGAGCATCAAGCGGACAGAAAACCGATTACAGTCGACTGACCACGTTTTTACACCCTTTTGGAACGGACATTACGATGAGTTACCCCAACCCATCATTTGTAGAGGCGATGATGGGTTTTCCTCACGGGTGGACAGACTTAGAGCACTCGGAAACTCAGTAGTACCTCAGATTCCCGAAATTATCGGGCAAGCAATTATCAACTCAATTAAGGACTAAACAATGGCACTTACATTACAACAAGCGCAAACCGCGCTGGACGCATGGGTTGCGGCAGACCTGGCTGTAGCAAAAGGCCAAAGCTACAGCATGAACGGGCGCAGTCTGACGCTGGCTAACTCGAAAGAGATACGTGAACAGATCCAGTATTGGGAGCGGCGCGTTTATGCATTCGAGCAAACCATTTCACAAAACCAGCAAGCAGCATTAGCGGATTTCAGCGATGTCTAATCTCATTGATAAAACCATAGAATTCTTTGCACCAGAGGTGGCATTACGCCGGGAAACCGCCCGGAAAATATTATATGTGCAACGTGCTTATGAAGCTGCACAGCCATCACGCTTGCGGAAAAAGAAAACCGATCCCGGCAGTGGTGATGCTATTGTTGAACGTGCCGGAGAATCCTTACGCCTTCAGGCACGTTATCTGGATGAAAATCACGATCTGGCGCGTGGCATCCTGAACTGTCTGGTTAATAACGTCATCGGGCGTGGCATTACGGTAGAACCGCAAGTGAAGAATCCTGACGGCTCTTTGGCAAAGGCAGTCAACGACCAACTGCTGGAACTGTGGGAAGAATGGGTGCGCTTTCCTGAAGTGACATGGGAGCATCACTGGAACCATATGCTGCGTTTACTGGCACGGTGTTGGTTCCGCGATGGTGAAGTATTGCTCAAGCATATTCAGGGGACTTCCGGTTCAATCAATCACGGAACGCTGGTTCCTTATTCACTGGAGTTGATAGAGGCAGATTATCTGCCATTTGATTTGAGCGACCAGAAGAAGCGTATCATCCATGGTGTAGAAAAAGATACATGGCGCAGGCCAAGGGCATATTACCTGCATAAGGAACATCCAGGCGATCTGCATACGATGGTAACACGGCAGGATACGGTGCGCTTTGCCTCTGATCGAATTCTCCATCTTAAAATTGCTGACCGTATCAGCCAGACACGCGGTGTTTCAATTTTTGCCAGTGTGCTGACGCGCATGGAAGATATCAAGGATTACGAACTTTCTGAGCGCATGGCAGCAAAGGTGGCAGCGAGTATCTGTGCTTATATTCGCAAAAATATCGATGGCCCAATGAATGCCATGACTACGGATGATTCTGGCAACCGCCTGATGAAGATGCAGCCGGGTATGATTTTTGACAATCTTCTTCCAGGTGAAGAAGTTGGCATGATCGACAGCAATCGCCCCAACACCATGTTGGAGCAGTTCCGCAATGGACAACTCCGTGCCGTGGCGGCTGGAACCTGCACCAGCTTTTCCAGCATCGCCAAGGATTATAACGGTACATATTCCGCACAAAGGCAGGAGTTGGTGGAGCAATCCGTCCATTATGCGGTCTTGCGTGATTATTTTATTGAACGCTGCGTCCGCCCGATATGGGAACGGTTTGTAGAGATGGCCGCACTTTCAGGGCAACTGGATGTGCCGGACGGCAGTATCAATCAGCGCACCCTTAAGAAAGCAGGATTCCAAGGACCTAACATGCCGTGGATTGACCCGAAAAAAGAAGGCGAAGCGGAAATGATAGCCGTTGGTGCTGGCTTTAAGTCCCGCGCCCAGGTTATCCGCGAACGCGGCGGCAATCCGCAGGATGTGTTTGAGCAGATCAGGCAGGAACGCGAACAGGAAAAAGAAGCTGGCATCAGCTTTTCTACCAGTCAATCAATTGTAAAGGAGAAACCAAATGAGCAAGAACAAGACGGAAATGCTAACGAGGATAGCTGACCTTAGCGAACGCTCCATTATTGATGAAAATAGCCGCCTTGTGCGGCTTTCTTTTTCTTCACAGGAGCCATATACCCGCAATAGTTTCTTCAGCGAGCCTTGGACAGAAGTGCTGGGACATGAAAAAGCCGAAGTGGATTTATCGCGCCTCAATAACAGCGCACCGCTTCTTTATAATCATGACCGCTCTGAGCGCGATAACCGTATCGGCGTTGTGGAACGGGCATGGATTGAAAATGGTCGTGGCGTTGCTGAAGTGCGCCTTTCAAAACGAGCTGATAATGAAGGAATATGGCAGGATGTGCGTGACGGCATTTTGCGTAACGTATCTGTTGCCTATCAGATTAACGACCGCTCCCTAATCGAAGAACACAAAGACAAACCGGATGTTTATCGGGTCACTAGCTGGACACCGATGGAGATTTCTCTGGTCGATATTCCCGCTGATCCCACTGTTGGGGTTGGTCGGAACGCCGAGGACGAAAACCCTAAACTTCAACCCCAACTTAATTTAAAGGAGAATATTATGACTAAAAAAATGGATGCTCCCGCACCTGAATCGATTGATGTTGATCTGTTGCGTAAAGGAGCGATGGATGAAGGTGCAAAACAAGCACTGGAACTTGAGCAAAAACGCCGCACGGTAATCCGCAGCTTGTTTGAACCGCATAAAGATTTTACTGCTTTGCGTGATACCTGCCTTGATGATCCAAAGGTTGATATCCACGAGGCAAGGAAAATGCTGCTGGAAGAAATAGGCAAACGTGAGACTCCGGTGGTGACAGACCAGCGCATTGAAATGGGCGAATCTTCCGCTGAGAAATTCTCACATATGGCAGAAGATGCTATTGCCTTTCGCGCTGGCATTGCTGGCAAAGATGCGAAACCAACAGAGCTTTGCGGATATACGTTGCTGGAAATGGCACGTAAGTCTCTGGAGTTGCGTGGCGTTCGTACCAGCGGCCTTGATAAACGTGAGCTGGTGGCACGGGCATTTACTCATTCCAGCAGTGACTTTCCGAAGCTGCTTGAGAATAATTCCCGCAAAGCCATGCTGCGCGGTTATGAGGAATCGGAAGAAGTATTCCAGCAATTCACCCGCTCCGGCAATCTGTCAGATTTCAAAACGCATAGCCGTGTTGGGCTTGGCGTGTTTAATTCGTTGGATGAAATTCCTGAAAGCGGTGAATATAAGCATGGAACTATCGGTGAACGTGCTGAATCAATCCAGCTTGCCACTTACGGCAAGCTGTTTTCCATCACTCGTCAGGCAATTATCAATGATGATCTGACAGCGTTTACGGAAATTCCGCGCAAGATGGGTCGTGCAGCAGCGCGTACTGTTGGCGATCTGGTATTCAACATCATCAATAACAATCCGGCAATGAGCGATGGCACGGCTCTGTTCCATGCCAGCCATAGTAACCTTGGTTCTGCCGCTGCGCCAAGTGCAGCAACAGTTGGTGCTGGACGGACTGCAATGCGGACACAAAAAGATGGCGCGGCAACGCTTAATATCAGCCCGTCGTATTTCCTTGTTCCAGCAGCGCTTGAAGATACGGCGCGTGTGCTGATGGCATCGGAAACTGATCCGTCTCAAACCAACAGCAAAAAGCCGAATCCTGTCCGCAACGCTGCTGAAATTATTGTTGATGCGAGGCTGGATGCGGCATCACTGACTGCATGGTATCTGCTCGCTGATCCAAACCGCTTCGACACAATTGAAGTTGGATATTTGGATGGCATAGCGGCTCCATTCCTTGATCAGCAGGACGGCTGGACGGTAGACGGTGTGGAATACAAAGTCCGCATTGACGCTGCCGCCGCGCCGCTTGAGTTCCGTACTATGTACAAAAATCCTGGCGCTTAATCTTTAACTTTAAATCCATAAAGGAGAATCCTATGGCTACTAACTTTGTTCAGGAGGGCAAGACCCTCAACTATACCCCGTCCGGTGCTGATGTTGCTTCCGGCGATTTTGTGCTTATTGGCGCAATTGGCGCTATTGCTAAAACCGACATTGCAGACGGGAAAACCGGCGCATTACATATTTCCGGTGTGTACAGTGTTCCAAAAGCCAGTGGCGCAGTAACGCAAGGTGCAAAACTCTATTGGAGCACAGCCAATAGCAACCTGACTACCACGGCAACGGACAATACTATCGTTGGTGTGGCTGCTGAAGCTGCCGCAAGCGGCGATGCTAATGTCAAAATATTGCTCAATGTGGGGCTGTAATGAGCTTTCTTGACGATATGCGGCTGCATGACCTGTCACTCCTGCAAACGTTGGATGGACGCGTGGTGACTTATACTCCCGATGGAGGAACGCCACGCGTCATTGCCGGTATGTTGCAGGAATTTTCAGAAATGGTAAGCGGTGAAAGCGTGGATATTACCTCCAGCCACCCCGTGCTTTCCGTTCGCACCGCTGACATTCCTGAAATCCAAACCGCCGATCAGTTTCAGATTGATGGTCAGGAGTATGCAGTTCAGGTCATCCGCCCGGATAATGAAGGCATCACTGAATTAATATTGGAGAAATTATGAGCCACGCACGAACCCAGATCAGGAATGCTGTAACGGCACTTCTGCTGAATAATACCAGTGCCGGAGATAAGGTCTTTGAATCACGCGTCTATCCACTGGAAAACCCGAAGCTTCCGGCCTTGCTGGTTTATACCAAGCAGGAAGTGGTGGCGGATCAATCTATGTCACGACCGCGCACTCAAATCAGGCAGTTACAGCTCACTGTTGAGGCTTATGTTAAAGCGACCAGCAATATTGACGAAACCGCTGACACACTGGCGTTGGAGGTGGAGCAGATTATTGCCGCCGATCCGACGCTTGGCGGACTGGCAAAAGATACGATGCTCACCAACACCGATATCCAGCTTTCTGCAGATGGTGAAAAACCAATCGCCGTTGCGGTACTGACCTACACCGTAAATTACACGGTGAAGGAAAACGCACCACAAACAATTATTTAAACCAACCAATCAAGGAGAACACTATGGCTACTCATGCTGGCAGCGAGGGAAAGGTTTTTATTGGAACCGACCAGGTCGCTGAAGTTAAATCATGGTCGATGGAAGTCACCTCCGACACCGTCGATGCATCTATCATCGGAACGCAATGGCGTAAGAATCAGGCCACCATCAAAGGCTGGTCTGGCAGTTTTGATGCTTTCTGGGATGAAACCGATACTGATGGACAAGGCGCACTCTCCGCAGGCGCGACCGTTACCCTCAATTTATATCCGGAAGGAGATGCCACTGGCGCTACTTATTGGAGCGGCGACGTTATCATCACATCCATTTCCTACAACGCCGCATTTGACGGTATCGTGGAAGCGTCCTTCAACTTCACGGGAACAGGCGCGTTATCAACCCAAACAGTAGCTTAAAGAGAGGATACCATGAGCGTTATTAACCGAGTAACCGAACATTACGCCAAGCAGGAACGTCTGATTATTGCCGTGCCTGAATGGGGTGATAGTGATGCACCGCTGGAAATACATGTGCTGCCTATGACCATGGCAGAAGTAAACCTAATGCAGAAAATTGCCAGCAAGAAAGCAAGCAATCTTGAACAGGCCGCCAATATTATCGTGGTGAAAGCCAAGGATAAAGATGGCAAGCGCCTCTTTTCCATAACTGACCGCGATAAGCTGATGCAGGAAGCTGATTACCGTGTGGTGTCACGCATTGCCGAGAAAATCGAATCGCATTTTTTCGGTGACATGGAGACGCACAAGGGAAACTCCGAAGAGACTCACTCCGACGCAACCAGTTAGCGCTGGCCGTGCGCCTGTGCCGCCCACTGGCTGAAATTGAAGCCATGGACACACGGCAATTTATGGAATGGGTCGCATTTTTTGAAATTCAATCTGAAAACTTGAGAAAAAACAATGGTAGGGTTCGCTAGCGCAGAATTCGTCATAAGGGCTGTGAACCGTACACAGAAAACCTTCGCCCAGATTAATCATGGCGTGGAGGATATGGATAAACGGTTCAGCAAGCTAGGCCGTGGCATCAACCGTATCGGCGGCCTGTTTGCTACTGCCTTTGTCGGAAAGCAGTTGGTGGATACCATCACCAAGTTTGAAAAGCTGGAAGCATCCCTCAGAACTGTCACCGGCTCTGCAGAAAATGCCAGCGTGGCGTTTGGCTTTATCCAGAACTTTGCTGCTACCACGCCATTTCAGTTGGAAGAAGTCACCGATGCTTTCATTAAACTGAAAGCGCTGGGGCTTACTCCGTCTGAAGAAGCGCTAACTTCCTACGGCAACACCGCAACCGCCATGGGTAAAAGTCTGAACCAGATGATAGAAGCGGTTGCCGATGCTACCACTGGCGAGTTTGAACGCCTGAAGGAGTTCGGCATCAAATCCAAAAGCCAGGGTGATCAGGTAACGTTTACCTTTCAGGGCATCAGCACCACGGTTGGCAAGAATGCGGCAGAGATTGAAGCTTACCTGCAAAGCATCGGCAATGTACAGTTCGCCGGAGCGATGGAGGAGCAGTCAAAAACCCTGAATGTTGCCCTCTCCAATATGGGGGATGCTTTTTCCAAACTGGTGAAAGCCATCGGCGATGCCGGACTCACTGACATATTAATGGCGATTGCCAACGGTATAAAATGGCTGGCCGAGCAGATTACAAATTCCATTGAACCGTTCAAACTGGGTTTTAAGGCGATTGTTGCCGAGGTAATAAAGTTCGGGCGGTTGTTTATTGCTGTGTTTGAAGGCGTTGGCGACGCATTCAACGCTTTCGGTGATGCCATTTCCAACCGCTTTGAAGCGCTTGGCAAAGACCTGGCGGCCTTCATTGAAAATCCACTCGGTGGTGTTTCTTTTGAAAATACCCGTGCTGCCCTTGAAACAGGATTGCTCGATGCGATGGGTAATGCGTTTGATAAAGCTCTGGAGGAAGCGCGTCAGTTTAATGCTGCACTTGATGATGAGATCGGCGCTGCTGCTGATAAAATTGTTAAGGCCAATGAAAAGAAAACACAATCGATTGGTGATCTGTTTAAAAAACCCGAAGGCAAAACCGATACTCAAACAAAAAGCCCAGCCAATCAAAAACTGGAGAAAGATTCTAAAGAAACTACATCACAAATACAGAAGGATTTTGAAAGCCTTGGCGGTTCAATTGAAAGTAAGCTGGTAGATTCTCTGGATATGGTCGGTGGAAAATTCACCAGTTTCAAAGACCTGGCAAAAGGCATTCTCTCCGACATCAATCAGACTTTGCTTAAACAGGCGTTGCAAGGCTTCGGTGCGACCGGACAAGGCGGGATGGTTAATAATCTTCTTGGCTCTCTGGGCGGACTCTTCAGCGGCGGTGCTGGTGGTGGTGCAGGAATTAGCAGTCTAATCTCTGGTGCTGCCAGCATGTTCGGCGGATTCTTTGCCGATGGCGGAACACTCAAACCCGGCAAATTTGGCATTGTCGGTGAGAATGGGCCGGAACTGGCTTTTGCCGGAAACTCACCGCTTAACATTATGCCAAATGGCGCAGGCGCAGCGCCGGTTACAATTAACATGAATGTCCATACGCCGGACGTGCGCGGTTTCAAACAAAGCCAGAGCCAGATTGCAGCTGATATGGCACGGAGTATTGAAAGGGCAAGGAGGAATTTATGACAGATTTCGCAGAAGTCCAGTTTCCCACCGATATTTCTTATGGCGCAACTGGTGGGCCTATGTTCCTGACTGATATTGTTTCCACCTTATCCGGTCGGGAGCAGCGCAACAGCAAATGGAGCCAGTCTCGTGCCAAATATAATGTTGCCTCCGGTATCAAGACAGAAAGCCAGTGGCATGCGCTGATTGCATTTTTCCGTTCACGGCGTGGCATGGCTGTCGGCTTTCGTTTTAAGGATTGGAGTGATTATCATGGCGAGAACGAAGAAATCGGAGTGGGTGATGATACCACTACACAGTTCCAACTCGTTAAAATCTATGCCAGCGGCTTGGTTGCCGTCTCACGTGATATTGTTAAGCCGGTTACAGGAACGGTTGATGTTTATATTGATTCAGTGCTTCAGGCAAACGGCGTAACTATCGATACTACAACAGGAATTGTTACATTCGATACTGCTCCTGCCGACGGCGAAGTTATCACGGCTGATTTTGAATTTGATGTGCCTGTCCGTTTTGATACCGATGAGCTGGCGCTTTCCATGGATAGTTTTGATGCCGGAAGCTGGAATAGCATTCCGCTGATTGAGGTTCGTATATGAGAGTAATAAGTCCACAATTAGAAGCCCATTTTGAAGGTGGGTTAACCACTCTGGCTACCTGCTGGAAGATTATCCGCGAAGATGGGCTGGAGCTTGGTTTCACCGACCACGACCAACCACTTACTTTTGAAAGTGTCGATTACGATTCCATCGCTGGATTCACGCCAACCACGGTGGAAAGCAAATCCAATATGAGCGTGGATAATCTTGATGTTGAAGGCCAGACCTTTCCTTCCAAAATAACTGAAGCGGATCTGCTGGCTGGACTTTATGACTATGCTGAGATTGAGATTTTCGTGGTCAACTATGAAGACCTAACCCAAGGCAGGCTGGTGGTTAAACGCGGTAAGCTGGGCGAAGTTTCTATCAGCGGCCAGATGTTTCAGGCAGAAGTGCGTGGGCTGACGCAATATTTAAGCCAGACTATCGGGCAGGTATTTTCTCCTTCATGCCGCGCCATTTTAGGCGATAGCCGATGCAAGGTGGCGCTTGCAGGGTTTACTATTTCCGCTACCGTTACGGAAGTCACCAATAACCAGACTTTCAAAGCATCCTTTCTTACTCAAAGTGCAGGCTGGTTCACCGGTGGCGAGGTAGAATGGACTTCCGGCAATAATGATGGCCGCCGCATGGAGGTGAAAGAATTCGCATCAACGCAAGTGGTGCTGGCACTGCCGATGGGCAAATCAATTCAGGTGGGTGATACGTTCGACATCATCGCCGGTTGCGATAAAACCCGTGAAACCTGCCAGAGCAAATTTTCCAACATTATTAATTTCAGAGGCGAGCCAGATATTCCTGGCATTGATAAATTACTCACCACCGCAGGAACCTTAGATAAGACAGGTAGAAATGACTAAAATCACACCAGAACAAATTGCAGCGCAAGCCAGAACATGGCTAGGCACTCGTTACCATCATCAGGGGCGCTTAAAGAAATCCGCTCGTGGCCCAGGTGGAGTTGATTGCATTGGGCTTATCATCGGCATTGCTGAAGAACTTGGCATTCAGGACGGCAATGGTAATCCGCTTGTGCAGGCGGATGAGAAAAACTATTCCATGTATCCGGAAAAAGGACGGCTGGTTGGCGCTATAAGCTCGCACATGCGCGAAGTGCCTACCCAGAAAATGGCCGTCGGCGACATATTGCTGTTCAAAACTTTCAAAGACCCACAGCATGTTGGTTTACTTACGCAATATCCCGGTGGCGGCCCCGGATTAATTCATTGCAATTCCAGCGCTGGTATGGTGGTGGAACAGCCTTTTTCTATGACATGGGTGAAGATGCTGACCCATGTTTACCGTTTCAAACACAAACAACTGATTTCAATAAAGTAACCTTATGGCTGATATCGTATTACCTGTTGTCGGAGCTGTTGCCGGTTTTGTGATAGGTGGACCAAGTGGAGCTGTGCTCGGCGCTAACTTAGGCATGATGGCCAGCCGTACATTTTTCCCGAAGAATCAGCATGTGCAGCTTCCCTCTCAGGAAGGACCACGATTGGCAGATTTACGAGCGCAGACGTCAACCTATGGGAACGTAGTCCCCCGTGTGTTTGGAACGATGCGTATTGCCGGAAATGTTATCTGGGCAACCGACATCAAGGAGGTACGCACCGAGAAAACCAGCAGCGCTTCAGGTGGCGGAGGTAAAGGCGGTGGCGGCAGTGTAACTTCTTCCCAGACTTCCGTAACATATGAATATTTTATCACGATGGCTATTGCCATTTGTGAAGGTGAGATTAATGAAGTCATCCGTGTGTGGGCGGATAGTAAAGTTTTGACGGAAGAAATACTTTCCTCAGCACAGGGAAAATATAATGTCCATTTCGGCACGGAAGACCAGATGGTTGATGACATCATGGCCAAATATCTGGCCGCAGGAACTATCCCTGCTTATCGTGGCATGGCTTATGTGGTGATTGAGGATTTTCCGCTGGCGGCCTATGGCAACCGTATTCCGAACTTTACGTTTGAGGTGCGTCGCACTGTAAAATTTACACCAAGCGTGGAAGATAAAATCAAGGACATGATCCTGATTCCCGGCGCTGGTGAAATGGTTTATGGCACGGATATCCAAACCAAGCAGGATGGTACTTTTATTGCCAGCACTTTCGCGCCTACTGGTAACAAGCAATACATCAACATGCATAACTATGATGGCGAGGCCGATGTCTTGCTAGCCATTGACCAGATGCAGAAAATTCTGCCGAATCTGGAATGGGTGGCTGTGGTGGTTACGTGGTTTGCTACATCCACCGATGCAGGCAGTTGTAATATTGTACCTAAAGTAGAATTCCAAGGATCAACGCAAGTTCTACCTGCTGATTGGAATGTGGCTGGCATCAGCCGCGCATCTGCTGAACTTGTTCTGTTTTTTGATGCGGATACTCCCACTTATGGCGGCACTCCCTCTGATCATACGGTGGTGCAGATAGTAGATGAGCTGAAAAGCCGGGCCTTAAATGTGATGCTGTACCCGATGATTTTTGTGGATACAATTACACCTGACCCAAAGCCATGGCGCGGACGTATTACTCCGGCAAATGCCACTGATTCGTAATAACTGGTTTAACCAAAACAGACGGTTACAATGCCTTTATCACGCATTATGCCAATCTGGTGAAAACAAAAGTGGATGCATTTGTCATCGGTTCTGAGCTTATCGGCATGACAGGCTTTACTGATTCTGCCGGCAGCTATCCTGCCGTATCACAATTGGTAAGTTTGGCAGCAACCATAAAAACCATTATGGGCGGCAGCACCCAGCTTACCTATGCTGCTGACTGGAGTGAATATCATTCAACGGGTGGCTGGTTTAATATGGACCCGCTCTGGGCTTCCAGCAATATCGATTTTGTTGGGATAGACAGCTATTTTCCGCTGACTCCTGACCTGCCGCAAATCCAGATTGATGAAGACAAAATCAAGGAATATTGGGAAAAAGGTGAAGGCTGGGATTATTTCTACAGTGATTCAGTTAACCGCACCGGACTTACCAATTACACCGATGCAAAATACGCATGGAAGAATCTGGAATATTGGTGGAAAAATACTCACACCAACCCGGACACCAACTCCACTGGCTGGACTGCCAAGATGAAACCAGTCTGGTTTACGGAGTTTGGCTTTCCATCCGTTGATGGCTGTTCTAACCAGCCCAATGTGTTTTATGATCCGACCAGCTCGGAAAGTTTCTTTCCACGGGCTAGCCGTGGCCGCACGGATTTTCAGGCACAGCGTGAGGCACTCAATGCCACGCTGGATTATCTGGATGCACGGGAACAGGCTTCAGGAAATACCGGATTGGTGGCACGTCGGTTTATCTGGACATGGGATGCACGGCCATTTTCTTTCTGGCCTGATTTAGAAGGCGTATGGCAGGATTCTGTCCTTTGGAAAACAGGACATTGGGTAAACGGAAAACTCGGTAATTCAACGCTTGGCGCGATTGTAGCGGAGCTGCTGCAAGCATCCGGCCTTTCCGCCAGTGATTATGATGTAACCCGACTGACCGATACGGTGGAAGGGTTTATTTTGGATGCTCCCATCACCGTGCGGAATGCGCTGGAGTTTCTCACCGCCTCGTTTTTCTTCGACATTGTGGAAAGCGATGGCATCTTAAAATGCGTTCCGCGTGGCAATGAATCGGTAAAATCAATTCCTGAAGATGACCTGATTCCAACTGCCAAAAAGAATGTGCAGGATGTACTGGGAATCACCATCGCACAGGAAATTGAACTGCCGCAGCGTGTGAATGTAACCTATATCGACCGTCCGTTTAATTATGATCCGGTAACTCAAATTTCGCAAAGGCAGGTAGTCCGTGCGGTGGATCAGGTGACAACCAATCTGCCGATTGTGATGGGTGCAACGCAAGCCAAGAAAATCGCCGATATCATGCTTTACAGTGCATGGAAGGAGCGCGTCAGTTTTCAGCTTACCCTGCCTCCCAAATATGTGCGGATTGAGCCGACCGATGTGATTACCGTGACCGTCTCCGGCGTGGCACATGAAATGCGCGTGGTAAAAACCGATATGGAGGCCAACGGCGTGATGAAGATTAGTGCCGTGGCTGAAGATATCAGTTCCTATGATTTCTACACCCAACCTGGTGAAACCGGAAAGACTCTAACGCCGCCTGTGCTGGTGCCACAAACTCTTGTTCAGTTTATAGATGCTCCACCACTGCCGAGCGATACCATAAGTAATCAGGGTTTGTTGCGTATTGGCGTTGCTGCGGATGGTGCAAACTGGAATGGCTCTGCCGTTTATCGCTCTGATGATGGCGGCGAAAACGGCGGAAATACTTTTGCTCTTCTGGCTGGCTTAGATGGCGCAGCCACTTTTGGCATTATCATTACAAATCTACCTGACGGGCCATTTGAAACATGGGATATGGTGAACGAGGTGGAGGTTATCCTCACTGCCGGAAGTTTAGCAAGCGTCAATGAACTGGCTGTATTAAACGGTGCAAATGCTGCGCTGATTGGCGATGAACTGGTACAGTTTCAGAATGCCGAGCTTATAGGCGAAAGCACTTATAAGCTTACTCGTCTGCTACGTGGCCGTCAGGGAACTGAATGGGCAATTGGTAGCCATAGTGCAGGTGATCGCTTCGTGCTTATCACTCCTGCACTTTACACCACCGCCATTGCCAATAACCTGATCGGACGTGAACTGTTTTATAAAGCAGTGAGCGTTGGCAATTCGCTGGGTAATACTGATGAGGTTACCTTCACCTATACCGGACGGAACTTAAAACCCTTCGCTCCCGTGCATGTGAAAGGTTCGCGTGACGGCTCCGGCAACCTTACAATTAGCTGGATTCGCCGCAGCCGTGTTGATGGTGAATGGCGTGATGGCGTTGGCATTCCGCTGGGTGAAGAGTCCGAAGCCTATGAGGTGGATATCCTCGATGGAAGCACCGTGGTGCGGACGATTGAAGTTACCAGCACAACGGCCAGCTACTCTGCTGCGGATCAAACCACTGATTTCGGATCGGCTCATAGCAGTGTGGATGTAAAAATCTACCAGCTCTCTGCGGTGGTAGGCAGAGGCTACGCAGCTTCTACCACCATTTAATCAAACCTAATTGGAGAATGTCATGTCTCAGACCGGAAGGCTGGGCTTGCCGTATATTATTACGTCTCAAGCCCAAAAAGAAGTAACGCATAATGAGGGGTTAAACCGCCTCGATGCGTTTGTTACACCCATAGCATCTGAAATCGTAGATGCCCCACCTGGTAGCCCCACGGTGGGTGATCTGGTGATTGTCGGAACCAGCCCCAGCGGAGATTTTACCGGCCATGAAAATCAGCTGGCACAGTATCTCACAGGCGGCTGGGTATTTTACACGCCGTTCAAGTGGATGGACGCGGTGGTGGAAAGCCTCGATAGCCGCATGGCCTATGACGGCTCCGATTGGATACCATTCGGCCTGATTATGAAAGACACAGGCGAATATTTGCGTGTTGGCCACCAGCAGGAAGATGTCACGGTGGATTCCGGTTCTTTCAAGGATACCACCATCACCATTCCTAGCCGCTCCATTCTTCTGACGGTCAATGTGCGCGTACTGACCGTCGTGACCGGAGCTTCATCTTTTGATGTGGGCATAAGCGGTGAAACCAGCAAATTCGGTGGGTCAATCGGTATAGGCACAGATTCCACTAATATCGGCATCATCGGCCCCACCGCTTTTTATTCTGATACTCCTGTTCGCCTTACTGCAAACGGCAGTGATTTCACCGGCGGTGTGATTCGCACCACCATGCAGTATTTACAACCCCGTGGCCCTTGGAATTGGTAATATGGCAAATGCATACCATTACATAAATACCTTTGATGATCCGCTGGCGGCAAAACTAAAAGGAATACTATCCCTTGGATTCGACCCGCGCCAGTTGGAGGATATTCAGTTATGGCTGGATGCATCAAGTACCAGCACAATTCTTATGGATGAAAACAGTCGGGTATATAAATGGCTGGACAGGAGTGGCCTTAATAACCATGCCATACAGAACAATGTGGCTAACCGCCCTTTGTTTTCTGAAGCCTCATTTAATGGAAAAGACAGTATTGAAGCAGTCGACGTTCATTACATGTCATTACCGCATTTTGAAAATATCAGTGCCGGTTCTACTGTTTTTGCGGTTCTACGAACTGATCAGGACAATTCAGCAAATACCTGGGGAAATATTATCGGAATAAATTATTCCGGTACAGAGGCAGAACGCCAGCCTCTCATTTATTTTAAGAAAAATGACACTACCAGATTAATTGATTTTTCTGCCGGAAATATTGATGCTCTGATCTATGGTTCGGCTCATGGAGTTTCTAACGGTGACAGGCTTATTGCCACCTACAAAACCAACGGCAGTACTATGTATTCATACATAAATGGTGGGCAGATGAAATCTGCAGCCGTTGTATTTTCAAAGGTTGGCGGAACAAGCAGAATTCTTAGCAGCACAAAAGGTAGTTTAGCAGAGCTGATAATATACAGAAAGCCATTGGACAATCAAAACCGTCAACTGGTGGAAGCCTATCTTTCCGCCAAGTGGAATATCACACTCCAATCATAGGAAATCAATCATGGACGAAGAACTAAAAAAAGCCATCCGCTGCGCTGTGCGGGAGGGCATCGAGGATACTTTGACTAAATACGGCGTGGATACCACCGACCCGAACGCCATGCAGGCCGACATGCTTTACCTGCGAAAATCCCGCACCGGCTCGGATGAAATCATCAAATGGACGAAACGCTCATGCGTTGCTGCCGCTGTTTCAGGACTTCTGGTGGCGTTATGGCAAGGAATTAAACAACTCGTAAACGGAGGATAATATCATGATGACATTATTAGGGTCACTTCTTGGATTTTTAAGCGCAGCTTTTCCTGATCTGCTGAAGCTGTTTAAGGATAATCAGGATAAAAAGCATGAGCTTATTATCCTGCATTTACAGATGGAGCAGCAACGGCAGGGTCATATGAACCGTCTGGAAGAAATCAACGTGCAGGCCGACATCGCCGAAAGCCGCGCTCTTTACCGGACATATAATACGGGTGTTCGCTGGGTGGATTCGCTAAATGGAACGGTGCGTCCGGTTATCGCCTATGCGTTTTTCCTGCTCTATGCGTCAGTTAAACTTATGGCGTACCATGCCCTACCGGAGAGCGGCACAATTTCCCTTTCTATGATTTACGATACACTCTGGACACAGGAGGATGCAGCCATTTTCGCAGGCATTATCAGCTTTTATTTCGGCCAACGGGCAATGAATAAAATCCGTGGGCAAAAATAATGCAAGAATCCTTCTTATTCAGTTGATTAAACATAAAAACGAAGCATTCATGTCATCCACAAAACCATTACCAAGGAGGTAGCTATGAGCAAACTATTTTATAAAGCCATGATCGAGGATATTCAGCGTGATCAATGCTCCCACAAGGAAGTTGAGCATCTGCTGGATGTCTTTACTTATGCCGTGAAACGCACCGCCACCACTATGGCGCGGAAAGCATGGTTCCAGTTGGGAGATTTTGCCAACACCAAAAATCAGGGCATTGACCGTTTCACCTTAACCGTTGACCGTATAGATGTAAGGGGGCAGGAGCAATGGTGGGGAATATTTGAATATGGTAGCAAGAAGCTGAAGGTGATTGCTACGCTGGAGAAAAATTAGGCAACTTTCTCGTTATTCCATTCTTCAGGGTTTAGATTCTTTACTCTCTGTCTGAAGACCCTATCGAACCTCTCTATGGTTTCCTTGAACCACTGGTGCTGTGATGGCCACGCTGATTCATCAGTTGCATCAGCAGATTTATAAAGTGCAATTCTGGATGCTGTTTTTTCAGGCAGTTCCTGCCACTCAAGGACTGTTCCCATTTCCTGTTCAATAGTATCTTTGTCACGCATCAACAGATGGAAAAATGTTTTTGAGTGTTCAGGATGGGGCATATAAAGCTCTACGCCAATACGTTTTTTCTCACGCGTATTAATGGTAGCAGATATGTAGGTTCCGCTACGCCCTATGCTAAATATTTGCCAGTGGCGTGGGCGCGGATTCTGAGGGCGAAGTTTAGAATTATTATCCTGAAGGAAGTTAACAAGTTGTTCCCAATAGCGATACTGTAGTTCCTTTGTTTCAGTAACGCCTTCCTGACTGATACGCTGTGCAGCCTGAGAAATAGACTTGCTCCAGTTGTTTGGCTGGGAAATAATATTAAACTTAGGCGCTGCAGGAGAGTCATCAATACGCCATAACTCCACTTCCAGACCAAAAAAGCGGAAATTATCGTCGGTAATTTTATTTAACCAATCAAGAGCAGCGCGGTGCTCCTCTGTAAATTTGGAAGCAACCCACACAATCGTAACGGCCTGCAATCCTGCTGCATAAGTGAGCAACTGTCCAAGGTGTCTATGGTCTGTGCGCTCAATCTGGTTTTCAATCAATACCCATGAGTCGTCATCCATGCTTTTGCACAGGATGTCTGCGCGGAATGGGCCAACGTCTTTTTCCTGAGCTTCCAACTCCAATTCCATGCCGATGGTTTCGGCCAGAAGTTCAAGATGCTCCTCACGGGCAAGCCAAGGAGTAAAGTCCCTATCTTCCGTTGCCCATATCTGGCGCAAATCAACGCGCTCTAATCTGCCGAGTTTTTGAGTCATATTTATTCCTTTGATAATCTGCAAGAATATTAATCTTAAACGTAAACCACAACAAAAAATTGAGGAAAATGTTATGAGACACGTAACAAAAGATAGTCTAAACCTTATAAAACGCTTTGAAGGCTTCTCTAAAACGATCTACATCTGTCCGGCTGGCTATCCGACCATCGGCTATGGACATGTTGTGAAAGAGCGTGAGATGGAACAGTTTAAGAACGGGATAGCCGAAACGCAGGCCAAGGATTTACTACGTCAGGATGTGCAGGAGGCTGAAAAAGCAGTGTTGCGCCTGATTACCGTGCCATTAACCGAAAACCAGTTTGATGCACTGGTATCCTTTACCTTTAATCTTGGCGCTGGAGCGTTGCAGCGCTCTACGCTACGGTGGAAGATAAACCGTGAGGAGCATAAAGCTGCGCCCGCCGAGTTTGTGAAATGGGTTTGGGCTGGGGGGGAAAAATCAACGGGGTTATTACTGCGAAGAAAAGCGGAGGCAATATTATATTCAACTGAATAG